ATGACATGGGCTCCAATGACCGTATAGACCTTGTCAATCGTCGATGTCAGTTTCGGATTATAATAATCAGATACAGGCTTGCCAGTCGACAGTTGGACATAACCATTCGATCGGTTCAAATACCACAAGGTCATGTGCTGCTTAATATGTTCAAGCAAATTGTTTAGATAAGTTGGATCTGTAAGTTGTGATTTACCAAAGAACGGATTTAACGCAAATTGTATGTGGTCTTGAATATGTGCAATTTGATCTTGTTGGATGTAAGCGTAAGCCATCTGTCCAATCATCATTGCTGCATTTTCATCAGCTGATGTGCGTTGTTCTGGCGCTGGAATATCTTTGAGTAATTCGTTGATGTTCGGAACCTTCATCTGTTTTAAGACTCGAGTCAGAACTTTAGAAATATTGAATTGATTAGGATGAGCATCAGCCAAAGCCAATATTGATTGGTTTTGCGCCATCCGTTGTGTTTCAGAGAAAATGTGCGGATCACTGACCGGGATTACATCTGTGTTCTTTTCAAAGTCTTCGCGGCTAATTTCCAAATCCGCTACGACATCATTTTTGCTCATTTCATCAAAGTGCCACCGATTCAGCCGGCACAAGATCTTTAATACTCGTGCTTGAGAGGCATGAAGACGAGCATGGATAGCACTGAACACTGCCGCTCCCTGCTCGATCAGTGCTTGCGTAGTCCCGACAGGGGTGTTCGATGTAACGTCAGCAATCTTCTCTTCGCTGGTAGTAATTACACCTTTTGCTGCGTTGTCTAGCCAGCCAAGAAGTTGGAAGAGAACTTCACTGGGGGGATTGAACGGCATCGGCATAGCGATCTGGCGGATATCTTGCACGCCCGGTGCACCTTCAATCTCTACGATCTGGGTGACATCCACTTGCTGTGACTGGCCACTGATCTTTGCGCCTTTCAGCTTCAGCATCGTTGCCGAGTTATTAATGTGTGCTGTATCCAGCAACGCACGCAAGGATCCAGTCAATGCAGCACTTAGGCCACCAATCAGTTGCGGCAAACCTATAGCGTAAGCACCACGCCACGGAATGAACTTAAACTCGACCACCCAGTCAAGTTTGGTCTTGGTTTCGTCACTTTCTTCCCAATTTCGGTACAAACCGACGACTTCGTTACTTAGCTCGTCAATCATCAAGATGTAGGGAGCGTACTCACCTCGTGATTCTTTGTCGTCTTCCAGTTCGAGATAGGTGTAGATGTGATAAACCTTGCGGATCCCATCCTTGTTGTCTTCGAACTGCTTGCCTTCAACCTTGTTGTTGGCCTGCTCGACTTTATTCTGATCCAGCGTTCCACTGGCTTTGGAAAAATCAATGTTACGGTACATGCCACTACGCATGCGGCGATCAAATTCGTACTGGGTAAGCTCATGCACTTCTGCAGCACGCTGGGCGGTGTAGAAGCTAGTGGCTGCAAATGGCAGGATTACTCGGTCAATTGGCAAGAATTCAACTACAGGCCGGCGTTTCTGCTCATCAAACCATAGTTTGAAATATTGAGATCCACCCAACGGCAGTTGAGTAAGCAATTGCTCCTGCTCGTCGCGGAATTCTTCAATCTGCTCTGTGATTTGCCAGTTCAAATAGTCACGCTTACGCTCTGACTTCTGGGCTTTCATATCATCCATTTTTCCGATGATGTTCGTCTTCACCGGGCCGTCTGGTGGATACAGTTCTTTAATTGCACGAGCTGCGAAATCTACACAGCCTTCAGCCATGGCCGGGTGAACTACCTTGGAAGCTCCCATGAAAGTAGCCCCACCGGGCGCATCATTGCCCATACCGGTACGTTTAATCCCTTCTTCGTACTGCTTGTCTCTCTGTTCCCGTGCTTGCTTATCAGTTTCCAGCAGATCAAGGTACCGTGATGCCAAAGAACCTATTTCTGTGTAACTGATCGAGTCGGCCAGATTATCGTAGAACTCTGGGTTGAACTCAGGTCCATCATCCATGTTGATGATCGCTGACCCATCAGGTTGCTCTTCAGTCTCAACTTCAGGCAGATCAACAAAAGCACTGCCGTCTTCCTGCTCTTCCAATGGGTAATCATCCTGAATCGCCATTATTTGGGTTTCCTGCTAAGTAGCATTGCAAGCTTCCTTGCTGCAGATGTCTTGTGAATAACAATCCTGACAGGACGCTTGCGATTACGCAAAGCACGCAAATCCAGACCTTTGTGCTTCTGCTTGAGCTTCGGGTTCAGCTTGTACCATTCAGGCTTTGTATATTCACCGGGGTCATTGTGATGCTCATGACCATGGAACTGATGGTAGAAGTCTTCAACACTGAGTTTGGCTTTGCTCATGCTTCTTCTCCGTCATTGGTTTTAATCTTCATTGAACTTTTCTGCGGCTGAATAGTAACTGTTCTGTTCTGGGGAATCGTGTTCCCATTTTCATCACGAGCAAATACAGGTTTCCCGCTTTTGTTCATAGCCATTTTTTCTTGCGGATCATAATGAACAAAGAATCCATGAGAATCAATGTGCTGTTCTTGCATCTTTCCGGTGGCTTTCTTGTTCTTCAGGCCAACGATCACCCCCTTATGATCTTCTGACTGCATATCTAATGGACGGAAGTCATGGGTATCACCATTGACTACCTTATACTTGTTCCCGGTTTCTTGGTCATGTACTTCTTCAGGCAGTTGACTCTTGTGGGTGAATACCATAGATACATTATCGCCTTGCTCCAAGCGGCGGCGCATTTGCTTCCAGTTTGTATGAGGATTTTCTACTCCCGGCTGGCTCACGCCGGTGCTGGAATAAGTGTAATGATGATTGGGCGCAATTGGATCAGTATTGTTCTTCGTATAGTCGTAGAACGTCACATCCGGGTGCGCTTCAATAATTGATTTATGGACTCTTGGATTGATATCCGATAATACATTAAGCCGAATGCCAAGATGACTATTACCCGCTGCTGCCATGTCTTTTGCCGATTGAATCTCATCGTGAAGTTTTACTGCAAATGAATGAGGATCTCGTAAGAATGCTTGCGTTTTCATAAGACTATTCAGCCTTGGCCCTTTGAATACTGAAAGATCAGACCCACCACCAAGTTGGTGGTATTTACCGGATGTCTTCCCAAGGCACTCTTCCTTGCATGAAGCACTATTCGGACAAGTATTGAACTTTCCTTCCTGATAGGAAGGGGCCAGTGCCAAGCCAGTAGTCTCAATGGTTCGACCATCAGGCAGAGTGACAGGTTCGCTTTCGTATCCTTTTTCGGTCTTCAGTAGTTTGGCATTCTTTCCCAACAGATCCTTCGGCTTCCCATTGGCAGTACGGCCAATATGCTCTGCCACCGCATGTGCTGCCCTCATGCTGTTGGCTACACGGTCTTCCGGTGAAAGACTGAGATGATGCGATATGGCCTCATCAAAGGCTTTTGAGAGATTCGGAATGCTGACTTGTTGATCGTCATATGGGGTGAACTGCGCCGGTGATACTGATTGGGGCTTTGCCGGCTGGATAGCAAATGTACGCTTTACGTTGCCACCATCTGCCATACCTTGTGGCTGGCCTCCACCCATAGCTTGCATCAACTGTCCTTGAGGCATCATTGATAGCATGTTGCCCATTGGTGGAGTCGGACCCATGCCGGGGGTTGGCTGAGTACCCGGTTGTTGTTGCGTACCCGGAGGGCCGGCCATCTGGCCTGCTTGTTGGTTTCCTCCAGCCATTTGGCCAGCTTGTGGGCCTCCCGGAGATCCATCCTGCTCACTACCTTGTGGCATTTGATTAGGATCCTCCGGCATCATCTGTTGTCCCTGCTGTTGCTGGTTCCGATCAACGCCTCCAATGGGAATCCCATCAGGCAATGCCACACCACCCGGCGGAATATATTTTCCCATCAATGGATCTGGCGAAAAATAAGGTTTTGGGTTTATGCCGGGGGCTTCGTTGGCTCCAATGGATTGAATATCGTATTGGTTACCAGTGTGTCCCATTGCTGCACGCATCTGAGCAATCGAAAGTGCCATGTTTATTCCTTAAATTTTGGTATCAATGGTAGGACACTCTTGCCCTTGGATTTTTTGTGTTTTGAATCTTTTATTTCAGCTAATTTTGCTTGATATTCCCCCGGCTTCCACGGTTGCGCCCCTGTCGGCTGTCCGTTTCTTTCCAAGATGCGGATCATTTCTGGATCGAATACGACGAAGTTTGACGAGCCTTGACCGGCAGAGCGTGAGCTGCCGTCTAAATAGCGGATGCCGGGGATGCCATTTGAACTTAACGAATTTGCAGCGGCATCACCAGAGCCAAATATTGCTTTATAAATTGTCTCTCCGGTCGGGTCGCCTTTGTTTGTAACATTAAAGCCCGGTAAATCTAACAACGTCATTCCCGGCTTGTATCCGTGATATTCCTTTGCGGCCTCTAGTCCTGTTGGCGAGTTGATATAAGTATTAACTGCCCCCTGCACATCCGGATGCTGCTGACTCAGCGGCTTGTCCCAATCCAGAAAGCGGGCAACTGCTTCGTCGGAAATGTCGGTTTTGTAGAGGTAGCCTCGCGGTTCTGGCTTGACTTGTCCTTGCAAAATAGCATCCTTTGCTTTTGCAATTCTTGCCTCAGTCATGCCTCGGCGAGACTGCAAAAACGATTCAGCTTCTTCTGCCAAAATACCTAAAGGCTTATCTGCCTTTGATCCAAATAGCGCATTAGCCGCGTCCTCTAAATGCTGTGGAACACCTTGCAACACTTTTCCAGATTCATCACGAAGCGTACCGCCAGCGTCAGCAACGTAACGCTTGCCTGCAATGCTTAGTTCTGGTTTTGATGTACTGTATTTATAAGACTCAGCAACTTTCGGAGCTTCAGCCAAATACAGCCCATGCCCATACGCCTGCGCCCCTTCACCCGTGCCTATCTTGCTTGCTTGGAATCCTTCCGGCCCAATCAGATGTGGTGAGCCGTGCCATGCGGTAGCGCCCAATGCCCCAAGGGGAGACGTCGTGGAATAACCATGCTCGTCCATCTGACTCATGTCATGACGTTGCTTGTTGTGTATGCTCCCGCCCTTGGCCAGCTCGACATCACCAATGATGGCATGTTCTGGAAGATCATATTCATGCCAGTCTTCCGGCCCTATCTCGTGGCGGATTCTATATGCCGGCACTTTGGGAGTCACGATCCTGTTTCCCTCAGCATCAAGCATGACCTTGTGTGTGGAAGGATCTCTCATATAAGTGCCACCCGCTACAGTCTTGTGCAGGATCTTCATCGGCGGAAAATTCTTTTCAACAGTATGCTTTGTCATTACATACTGACCGGGCTTGTACTTATGATGCATCATGGCTATATCTGCCATCATCTTTGCCGCTCTAGCCCGCACTGCGTCACCCAGTGTGGTGCCTAAGTCACTGGCTGTAGTCATATCGATTGCTGGAGTCACTTTCTTGCCTGCAGCCTTATCTACGGTTGCTTTGGCTTGACCGGCAATGCTCCCGCCCTTGGTAAAGAACTCCGGTAGTTTGATTGGTGGGCGATCACGATATTTTTCAATTTTCTCTGGATAGACCATGTGATTTGTCATGTCCATCTCTTGGCGGAGGGCATCGACATATTCTTCTTGGGATCTTCGAGGAAAACCTTCCCGCAACTCGGAACGAGGTAGTAACTGTATTAGGTTGGCACCGACGCCTTGCGTTGCCAAGGCTCTGTTCCTATGTCTGCCTTCATGGCCACTGATATATGGCGTGATCGGCAATCCCTGTTCTTCCTTGTTAATTTGAAGTAACGGGACGTCATGATATTGCTTGATCGCAGCAAGATGTTTGACATAGTTGTCAGTGGACATATATCCCTTTGGATATTTAGACGTCTCGATTTCATCTCTGTTATTTTTTTCGTATCTCTTCTCTGAAGACGATAACTTAATACTCAATATTTGAGCATACTTTTCGAAGTCTGCCGGGTTCATCAACATCAAGGCTTTGGCATTGTCGCCACCGAATGCACGGAGCAATCCTTCCTTGCTGTACATATTTTCCAGACCGGGAATTTTGTCAGCAGCACGCTGCACTCGCTTAGCGCCGTACTCACCCTTGCTTTCGCGGATCTCTCGCAGTACATCACCTAGCAGTGACTTTGGCATAACCGCCCCTCATTTATCGGTACCTGATTATGCATGTGCATGTCAATAGGTGCAAGTCACGCAACAATTGATGTACCTAAAAATCACTTTATTATGCATTATGAATGACCACACTTATTGTAGGGAATACTAATCTGATTAGTATTTTTTAAACACCGTACGGATTAACTCGTTGTTTCTTATTGTATATTTCTGCGTCCGAAATATCACTTTCGTCCAACTCCTCGCGGGGAGGTGCATCGATTGATATCCATCCAGCATCGCGTAAATACCGCAATCCCTGACTGATGCAATCGACGAACTCGTCATGAGCTGTATCTGGGAAGGAACATATCTGACTGACCATCCCCTCGGCCCAGTCGCGTACAAATCCTTTGCGCTTACCTGACTCCGGCACCCAGACACGGCCAGCCTTGATGATGTTGGCCACGATTGATAGCCGCTGTGTTTTGTCCGCACGGCCGGGATTGTAGGCAATGACTGGCAAGTGAGCCTGCTGCAGATCTTGTATAAGGCTTATGCCTGCGCTCTTATCTTCCACAAGAATAACGTCGACGAGCTTCTTGTCCTTGCCCTCACCGTAGACTGTTTCAAACTCATCGATGACCTTTGGACGGAGCTGTGGGTACTGCAAGTGGTCCTGCCAGCAGTCGAGGATCATGACGCACATACCACCATCGATTGGTTTGAATACGCCGAACGTGATGCAGCCTGTCGGATCATTGATCGTCTTATCGCTTGTGGCGCAGTCATAGGACTGGAGTATGTATTCAAGCCTCGGGAAGGGTTTTCCATCCGGCCACAGGCGGAACCAGTCACGCTTGACGATGCCTGCCTCTTCGGGATCAATGATTTCGGCGTGGATCTCTTGCCGGCCAAGGTTCGTGCCTTCGTATTGCAAAATTTGCTTTTGAAACGATGGAGATAGGTTTTTGATATTTGAGTAAGTCGACGCCCTAGTAATCACTACGTCGTCACCTTCCCGGCTTATCAGGTCGAGGATCAGATCCTTTGGTTTCGGCGTTGTTGAGCAGATCAGTTTGGTACGCTGTCCCAGCCGGATGCCGAACTGAAT